CGGCAGCGAGATCCCCATCATCCCGGCCTATGGCAAGCGCTGGTTCATCGACAACGTGGAACGCTGTCAGGGCCATGTGCGCCTGGCGAAAGATGCCCAGCGGCTGAAGAACATGCAGCTCACGAAGCTGGGCGAGATCAGCGCTTACTCGACGGTCAACAAGCCGATCTTCACGCCTGAACAGGTCGCAGGCCACGAGCTCCAGTGGGCTGACGACAACGTCAAGCGTTACCCGTACCTGCTGCTGAACCCCGTCACCAATGCGGATGGTGGCGAGCAGCCGATGGGCGCGCTGGGCTACACGCAATCGCCTGAGATACCGCCGGCGATGGCCGCGCTGCTTCAGATAACCGAAACCGATATGCAGGAGATCCTCGGCAACCAGCAGGCCGGCGAGATCATGCAGCCGAACATGTCGGGGAAAGCCGTCGAGCTGGTCCAGAACAAGCTGGACATGCAGACGTTCATTTACCTCAGCAATTTCGGCAAGGCGGTGAAGCGCTGCGGCGAAGTCTGGCTCTCGATGGCGCGCGAGATCTACGTCGAGCCCAGCCGCAAGATGAAGGCGATACAGACGACCGGCGAGCCGCGAACAGTCGTGCTGGCAAAGCCTGTCGTGAACAAGGAAACCGGCGCGATCGAGACCGAGAACGATATCGCAGACGCGAAGTTTGACGTTGCGGTGGACGTTGGGCCATCGACGGCCAGCCGCCGCGCGTCTGTCGTGCGCGCCATTACCGGCATGATGCAATTGAACCAGGACCCCGAGACGGGCCAGATCCTGACCAGCATGGCGATGATGAATATGGAGGGCGAGGGCCTCTCCGAAATGCAGCAGTATTTCCGCAAGAAGCTTTTGAAAGCTGGCGTCATCGAGCCGAACGAAGACGAAGCGCAGGCGATGCAGGAAGAGCTTGCCGCCATGCAGGCGCAGCCCGATCCGCAGGCCGAGCTTGCTAAAGGGCTTACCGACGAAGCGCGCGCCAAGGCATCGAAGGCCATGGCCGACACCGAACTATCGCTGGCCAATGCCGAGAAGGCGCGGGCAGACACGATACGTATCCTTTCCGAAGTCACCGAGGCCGAACTGGTTGGTGCACTTCAGACCGAACAGCAGATCCGGCCAACCAGCCAGCCGGGTCCTGCTATGGCGCCGCCACCAGCAGCGCCACCCCCGGCTGAGCAAGGAATGCCATGATGCTGAACCCTGACGAGACCGAGACCGAGCTGCTTGACGATGGCGAGATGCCCGTTGAGCCCGTTGCCGAGGGCGAGACGCCCCCGACGGAAGAGGCTGAGACCGAGCTTGTCGTCAGCATTGGCGGCGAAGAGCCAGCAGCCGAGCCGGAGGTCGAACAGGCCCCCGCTTGGGTGAAGGAGCTTCGCAAGCAGAACCGTGAACTACAGAAGCAGAACCGTGAACTACAACGCCGCGCCGCGCCGGCCCCGCAGGGTGAGACCAATACCGCCCCGCCAAAGAAGCCCAGCCTTGCCGATGTGGACTACGACACGGGCGCTTACGAGGCAAAGCTGGACGAATGGTATGGGGCCAAGGCCGCATACGATCGCCAGGTTGCCGAACGTCAGAAGGCACAGGACGCAGTCAAGGGAGCATGGGACGCCAAGCTCGCCGGATACAACACCGCAAAGGCCGAACTCAAAGCACGCGACTTTGACGACGCCGAGGCGGTGATTGCAGACGTTCTGTCCGTGACGCAGCAAGGCATCATTCTCGACGGCGCTGAGAAGCCCGCGTTGCTTATCTATGCGCTTGGCAAGAACCCGAAGAAGGCTGCCGAACTCGCGGCTATCACAAACCCGGTCGCATTTGCTGCGGCAATTGGACGATTGGAGGCAAGTTTGAAAGTCACACAACGCAAGCCGTCGGCGGCGCCAGAAACCATTCCGAGCGGCAACGCTAGGAAGACCGGGGCTGTTGACAACACATTGGAACGACTGCGCGCTGACGCTGAGAAGACGGGCGATATGACGAAGGTCTTAGCCTACAAGCGCCAGCAGCGCGCAAAACAAGGATAATGAAATCAAATGCCTAACGCTTTTTCAAAGGAAGAACGCGTTTCCTTTGAGAACATCCTCGAAGGTTTTCAGGATGCTCTCGTGCTTTCCCGCAACGTGGCCGTGTTCAACACCAGCTCAACCGAGATGGAACGCGCCAACAACATCATCTGGCGTCCTCAGCCGTACATTGCGACGAGCTACAGCGGCACGGACATGACGACCAACTTCGACGACTACAGCCAGCTGTCAGTCCCCGCTACGCTGGGCTTCCAGCGTTCGGTCCCGTGGATCATGACGGCGACGGAACTACGTGACGCCTTGCAAGAGGGGCGCCTTGGCGACGCTGCCAAGCAGAAGCTTGCGAGCGATATCAACGTGGCCGTGATGAACGTTGCGGCTAACCAGGGCACGCTTTTCGTCAAGCGCTCTGCGGCTGCGGCAGGCTTCGACGACGTTGCCCAGTGCGACGCGATCATGAACGAACGCGGCGTCCAGATGAACGACCGCTATCTCGCTCTCTCGACGAGGGACTATAACGGCATGGCGAGCAACCTTGCCGTCTCAACGCGGAGCTTCGGAAATACTGTCTCCGACCCGGCTCTGCGCAAGACCCTCGTTGGTCAGGTGGCGAGCTTCGAGACCTACAAGCTCGATTACGCCAACAGGAAGACGGCAGCAGCCGGCGGTGGCGGTCTTACCGTCTCGACGCTTGCAGCGGCGCTCAACTACTGGGTTCCGAAAGCGACCAACGTCGCGACCACGGGCGAAACCTCGAACGTCGATAACCGCTATCAGACCATTACCATCTCTTCGACGACCAACGTCGTTGCAGGCGATGCGTTCACGATCGCGGGCTGCAACTCGGTTCACCTGATCACCAAGCAGGACACTGGCCAGCTGATGACGTTCCGCGTCATCTCGGTTCCGTCCTCGACCACCCTTGTGATCAGCCCGCCGATCATCTCGAACCAGGGTCTTTCCGATGCTGAAACCCAGTATCAGAACTGCACCATGACTTCGACGAGCGGCACGGCGGCGATCGTGTTCCTCAACACCGTGACCGCGTTCGTGAACCCGTTCTGGTTCAAGGACTCGATTGAGTTGCTTCCCGGCCGCTATGCGGTTCCGACGGACGCAGGCGCTGCGGTCATGCGAGCCTCGACGGATCAAGGCATCGAACTGGTCATGCAGAAACAGTATGACATCAACACGATGCGCACGAAGTACCGCCTTGATACGCTCTATGGTGTTGTGAACAAGCAACCCATGATGAGCGGCATCATGATGTTCAGCCAGACTTAATCGGAGATCGCACAATGAGTTCCTTTCTTTCAGGTGGCGGTCGCGCTTTTGTTACGCTGACTGCCGCACAACAGCTGGCGGTGTATTCGCAGGGCACGGTAACTGTGTCCCGTTCGTCCGGCTTCGCCAACTACCCTGACGGCGTGACGCTGCTTGCAACCATCGTCAACGGTCAGACCGTGTTCGGCACCTATACGGGTGGCGCCACGCTGATCATCGATGCGGGCGGCGGCCTGCCGGCCTATTACGAAGTCGGCACGGCCCCGACCGTCAAACAGCTGCGCGTCAACAACGGCTCGCAGCCTGCTGAAACGGCCAAGACGACTGCTGTAACGCTTACCGTGGCTGAACTGCTCACGCAGATCATCACCGGCACGCACGCGGCGGGCGCCACTCAGGCCTACACGCTCCCTACCGGCACGTTGCTGGATGCAGGCGCGACGTGGGACACGAACGAGTATTTCGACTGGTCGCTTCTCAACCTGTCGGCGGCGGCGCTTGATACGATCACGCTTACGGCGGCGACGGGTCATACCATCGTCGGCAACCCCATCGTGCAGTCTGCCAACGCGACGACGGGCGGTATCTACGGCAACTCCGCACGCTGGCGGACCCGGAAGAGCGCGGCGAACACGTTCGTCACGTACCGCATCGCCTAACCTCTGGGGCGGCTCACGAGGCCGCCCCATTTACTTGGGAGAGACCAATGCCGTTGAAGAAGGGGTCAAGCCCCAAGACCGTGTCAAAGAACATTGCGGCCGAGATGAAGTCAGGTAAGCCGCAGAAGCAGGCAATTGCCATTGCGCTGAGTGTCGCCAAGAAAGCCAGGCGGAAAAGCAAATGACCGACCTTCCAACCATCGTTTACCGCTGCCCCGGTCCTTTCGCGGGATCGTCGGGCACAACCTACAATTCGCTGGGCGTTCATACGCATGACGCTTATGACAAGGCGATCAGCGAGGGCTGGTCTGCCACCATGCCGGAAGCGATCGAGGCTTACCTGACACCGCCGGAGCCCGCCCGCGTTGTGGCCGTAGCAGACGAGGGGCAGACCTTCCCCGACGAAGCCCCGCCGACCCGCGACGAGATGCTTGCCAAGGCTGCCGAGATCGGCCTCGCGGTAGACAAGCGCTGGAGCGACAAGACGCTCGCCTCAAAGATCATCGACGCCCTGATGGCGGCGGAAGCTGCAAAGACGGCTGAACCCGCCCCCGAACCCGCCCCTGATCCGGAGCCCACCCCGTGAGCTGGACAAAACGCGAGATCGTCACGAACGCATTCGAGGAAGTCGGCCTCGCGTCCTATGCCTTCGACCTCCAGCCGGAGCAGTTGCAGGCTGGGCTGCGCCGCCTCGACAACATGATGGCGACATGGAACAGCCGGGGCTTGCGCCTTGGCTATCCGTTGACTAACAGCCCCGCCGGGTCGGATCTGGACGACGACGCGAACGTCATGGACGAGGCAATTGAAGCCATCGTTGGCAACTTGGCTATCCGCATCGCGCCGATGCTTGGCAAGACGGTCTCGCCGGATACCAAGGCATCGGCCCGCAGCGCTTACATGGCGCTCTTAAGCCGTCGCTCAACGGTCCCGGAAATGCTCAACGATGCGAACGCCATACCGGCCGGCGCGGGCAATAAATACTGGCGCATCACGGGCGATCCGTTCCTGATACAGGAAGAACGTGGTTTAACAACCGGGCCTGACGCAACACTTGATTTTGAGAGCTGAACCCCATGACGGCCATCAATCAGCTATCGTCTGCAAGCTCTATCACAGCTGGCGATCTGTTGCCGCTCTGGAGTTCTGCCAATAGCGACACGCGCAAGGCGTCGGTGACGCTGTTGCAGGAGTACATGCAGGACAACCTGACCTTCCCGACCCTGACGGGTCAGGCGCAGTTCGTGGTTCAGTATGCAGCGCCGGTAGCCACAGGCTTCACAGTCACGCTGGTTTCAACGTCGAATAACCAGTGGCTGATCATGTCGCCGCTCGCAACC